GCCGGCAAGTTGGCGTTAACGGCGGCCGCGTCTGCTTTCGCTTTGTCATCCGCAGCAGTTTGTAAGTCCGTAAGCTGTTGTTTCAAACTGTCGTATTGCGCTTGATCACCCGGACTAAGCCCGCCTTCTTTTTGTATTTCTTCGTCGAAGTCACGGATACGACTTTCTAATTGAAATTGATTCATCTGGACTAACTTTCGTTAAATACCTAGCTGCGCCATTAAACCAGCTTGCTGCGCCTGTAGTTGTTGCAGTTGCGTCACCAAATCACGCGGGTCCTGCGCCTGCGGGCCGAGTGGCGAGACCGGCGCGGGCACGCCTTGAGCCGGCGGACGGAAGCCCTGCTGTGCGGCCTGGGCAGTCTGTGCTGCAAGCTGTGGGCCAGCAGTCGGCGCAACGCCTGTGGCCATCTGCATCATGCCGCGTGGGGTGGCGGCAAGGCGCTGGGCAGCCTGTGCCTCGGCCAGACGGTTGGCCTGCTGACCGACGCCGGCGACCTGACGTTGGAGTTGCTCACGGCCTGTCTGGCCAGCCTGTGCAGCGAGGGTACGCTGACGCTGTGCTTCGCGCTGATACGCATCAGACGCACGTTGCAAGGCAGTAAGGTCTGCACCGACGTTGGTGATCTCGCCGGTCAAGCGATCTACGCCGCCACCGATTTCCTGACCAAGCCGGTCTTGCCCGCCCAACAAGGTCTGCTGCCCTGCAAAAAGTGTGCGAGGGTCACCCTCTGCCGGTGCGCCGACCGCCTGTTCTAGGCCCGTTACGCCAGTTTGCACGTCACCGACTTGAGTGCCGACGCCTTCAACCTGCGTACCAACGTCGCCCACTTCCGACATCAAGCCTCGCTGTCCAGCGAACAGATCAGTCTGCTCTCCGACTGGCTGGCCAATCGCTGTACCGAGACCTGTAACACCTTCTTGCACCGTGCCGACATCCCCGGTCAAGTTAGTTACATCAGTCTGTAGCGCCCCGACATCCCCGGTCAAACCAGTCACACCGGTTTGCAAGTTTTGCTGGCCCGTCATCAGCCCAGCTTGACCGGTGGTGAGTCCAGAAACATCTGTCTGTATGCCCCCAACATCGCCTTGTAACTCTGTAATCTGTGCGGGCGCAGGACTTGCAGTGGGCGCGGGTGAGTACTCTCCCCTGACATTTTCGTAGGCGAAGTCACCAAACCCCTCGCTACGCAGCACCGCATCTGCGGCTATTTGAGCATCTCGCCCTGCGCCCTCCAGATACGATTGCAACCTACCGCCGCCAAAGTCACCGGTGAAGCCTGGCAAAGCCTGGGCTAATTTTTTATTGAGTTCTACGTTTTGACCAAAACTACGTGCCATCTTACTTACCTCCGAGGGCTTTATCTAATTTATCTTCGACCCGATGCAGCGCGTCCATGACCTGACGCATGTCGTCGCGCAGTTCGTCGCGGGTCGCGTATTCTTCTCTTGTTTTATTCAGCAGGATGTCGATGCGCTTAATCTCTGCTACTAGGCTGCGGAACCCCCAAAATGCTGGGGCAATTACGAGCGTGAGTACGATGTTCCAAAAGATTACAGGTGAAATGTCCATGTCTTACTCTTTACAAAAACGTCTGGATGCCCAGAGCCACCGTCGGCACAGTAAAAGCGGTAGTGTAAACTGCGTGTTTTGTAATTCTAAAATCATCTAAATACCCCAGTAGCTGACCACCACCTGCTATATTCCCGTGACCACCTATTTGATATCCTGATGAATACACATAATTAGAGCTATCGGTAAATGTCCCACTATCAGCAGACCTAGACTGGCCGTCAATAAAGACCTTGAACGTGCCAGAATTTCTAACGATTGCAACATGATGAAATGTGTTGTCAAACAAATCCGCAGAAGCGTTTACTTCCCATAGATTAGCAACATCATATTGGTGGTTCCACCTTAGTTTTCTATCTTGAATAATGTGCGCCCAATATCCTGTTCCTGTATTGCTTTCATTTTCAGGATGCATCATATTTACATTAGCATTATTAGGATGATTATTTATAAAATATTCGAGAGTAAAATCTCCAGTTCCAAAAACTAACGCAGTTGAAGTTGCGGGGCTAGTGCTAACACTTAAATTTAAGTAACTGCCCCCGTCGAAATAGACACTTGCACCTCCAAATACTGATGCTGCTGACGACACCGCAGCACCAGGCGTAGCAGTTAACGTGTGTCCGTATATACTGGCATCAGCAACATCTGTGTCTCCCGGTATGTATAAGCTCACTAGGGAGGGTGAAGACGGATGAAAAATAGAACTAGCTGGCCAACTATCCGCAGACCGCGCATCATAAACGTCGCTGTAGTTCCAAACATGTGAGTGGCTGCGGGTGTTTTCTGTTGAAGAACCAATAGTTATAGAGTTACCTACTGCGGTGGTTGGCACAGAAAAATTAGTGGAGTAGAGGGCTACACCTTTGATAATTCTAAGATCGTCCATCGCGCCTTTGAACTGTCTGTTAGGTTGACTGTTATTACTTGCTCCTATTCTTAAATTACTACTAGGTATACCGGGGTTTCTTGATACAGCGTGAGAGCCATGCTTGACACCATTGATAAAAAATTCTAAAGAGTTTGCAGAAATAGCTCCTCGTACAATCGCGAAGTGACTCCACTGATTTAAAGCAAATGCAGTGCTACTTGCCATGCTTGTGTCGAAGGCACTGCCGTCACTTGTAAAAAAGGCTAATTTACCGGCAGCATGAGGGTGAAAATTCATTGATGCTGTGAAACCAGAATAAGGGTTACTGGGGTTAAAATTAGAAATTACTTCATTAAATGTTTGAGGATACAGCCACCCATCCATAGTAAACGATTCTGATCCTAAAGAGAAAACACTGTCCGTAGTAGATATTTGAACAGATTGTAAATAGTCCCCAGACCCATCTAGGTACAAAGCTTTTGCCCCAAATTGCGTCAAACTGGACTGCACAAAAGCGTTACCTGTCGCGGTCATAGATGTGCTAACCGTCGAGTCATCCTGTATGTCCTCATCAAAAGGCAGATACAAAACGACTGAAGAAGTATCAACAACTTCAGTAGTAACAGTGGTGGTTGCAGTCGATGCAGGATCAAAATTGCCGTAAAATCTTGACATGTTTTTCCTATGGATTTACCGTCAGCGTATTGTTAATTGACCTCGTTGGCACCTCGAATGCTGTGGTGTATAGCGCCAAACCATTAACGACTCTAAAGTCCTCAAGATTCCCATGCAGTGTGTTGGTCGTTTGATCCGCACGATTCCCGCCGATAGCGATGTTTGCACTAGAATTATATAAAGCACCAGAGTCAGTCGTTGTGCCGCGATTCACGCCATTGATGAATATTCTGAAGTTGCTGCCTTCGCGAGTTACGGCGAAGTGTGAAAAAGTGTTTAGCTCTAATCCAGTAGACGCAATCTGATTAACTTGAGTTCCAGTGCTACCATCTTTAGAGCCGTTTATTTCTAGTTTAGCATTAGTGCTAATTACGACTTTGAAACTGCGCGACCCCGTTCCGCCCCATTGTGAGTAGACGCCTTGCACACCAGCAGCCGTGGTAGGGTTGATGAACCCTTCGATGGTAAAATCGTTGCCCCCAAAATCAAAAATATTATTGTGAGGCACAGTCAACAAATCCCCGTTGCCGTCGAAAGCGCAACTGGCGTGAAGCTGAAACGGCGAGGTTGTGACCGCAGCGTCACCAACTGCGCTTACCGTGTGACCATACGACGAGAAATCTGTTAGGCTCCCGTTGAATGGTAAATACAAAGCTATTTGTGTGTCATATACTAAATCCGGCCAGGTATCCGCTCGTCGCGCTTTGTAGATGTCTGAGTAATTCCAAACATGTGAGTGGCTGCGGGTGTCGGTTATAAAACCGACCGGACTTGTAGGAACTGAATACGCGGTTGTGTATACGGCTAGACCTTTTGTGATTCTTATGTCGTCTAGGAAACCGTGATATTCAAGGGTTGTAAGGCTTTGGTTATTTGATCCTATAGCTAAATTTTGACTTGAATTTTTTAGCCCCCCTGAATTTGTTGCTGTTGCTTTAAGAACCCCATCGAGAAAAAGGCGGAAAGTGCTGCCCTCTCTTGTGAAAGCAAAATTATACCATTGGCCGGTCGAAACATTCACACCGCTGTTTAATGAAGTGGCACTGTTTCCGTCCAATGAAAAGGCTGCGTACAATCTGCTAAGACTAAATGAAATAAGCCAACATCGCAGCCCTGAACTTGAACCGCCCCAAATGCCGAGGAGGCCATCGCTGCCGACTGATGATGCGTTGTAAAATCCCTCGACCGTAAAATCCTCGGTGCCAAAAAGAAAAGAAGAATGATTTGGGTAAGTAACGTAATCATCATTACCGTCAAAAAACGCACTCCCCCCAAATTGGGCTGTAGACGTTTGAATGTTTGTATCCCCAGCAACAGTCGGTGTATGATTAAAGTTAGACAGGTCAGAAAAATCTGTGTCAAAAGGTAGATATAAACTAACTGCGGAAGTAACTGTTAGAATTGATGTAGTTGCAGTCGATGCAGGATTAAATGCGCCTAGTTTACGAGACATTAGCTGATCTCTTGATAACTAATCACTACTTCTAAGTCGCCAGACGCGGACGGCGCGGCTGAGATGCTCATCGCCTCCTCCAGAAACACAGGCGAGTTTTTGTCTAGCACGATAACTGTGGCGTCAGCAGGGACAACAACAGTCGATGCAAGTGCAAAGCCAACACCGGCTGCACTACTTGATGCACCCGCAGTTGCTACACCATTGTGTATGTCAATTGAAATATCCGCGTTGTTAGTTCCATCTACGTTTGCTACATAGATAGAATTTACCTGGACTACAACACCGCTATTACTTGCGTTAGTCAAGATGGTGATTGCGCCAGTAGTAGCCAATGCAAACATATCTGTTTTAGCATTGATTGTTGCTACGTTAACAATATTTGGTGCTGCCATTTTTTATTTCCTCTATGTTACTCGCCGCCGATAACTTCTAATCTGTCGCCAGTAGCCGTGACGCCGAAAAACTCAAGCTCCTCCTCAGACTCAAAGCCCGTCAAAAAAGGCGGGGCTGGCCACTCTACATTCTTTGGATCTGCCGTGTTGCCAGGTAGATCGCGCAACTGCTGGCGATATTCGGCCCACTGCCGTGCAATAAAGTCTTTAATTTGACGGTCTTTATGACCATAAACCGCGACTTCTGTTTCGGTTGCCTCAGCATATAAGAGTTGCGACCAGTCACTTTCTCGCAACAGCCCGTCTCGTTTGTCGCGTAGACTTTTAAACTTTTCTGCCTCTTTTTTGTGTAGTTCATCTTGCGTCAGATCGCGCACGATCCACTCTAGTTTTTCGCGATCCCACCCTCGGTACTGAGTGTTTTTATCGACCGGCGGTTCGTCAGGCACTTCTGTCCAGCCAAACTTTTCTGCATTTTGTGTGGCAGATTCGGCGGTATACGTGCGACGCTTCATTCGCCCATTAAACATCTCATCCACCTCCATGCGGAAGGGCAGTGAGCGAACCGGGTAGCTGCCTTTGTAAGAATACATAACCATTTATTTTTCCTTATCCAAACACCAAGGTCATTGCGATGGCCTTACCAATGCCGATACCAGCACTTGCAGCAGCGGTCTGTTTAGATCCGTCTGGAAAGATCAGCCCGTTGCCGGTGGTGGTGATACGCATGTTGCCAGTAACCTCTAACGCGGTGCCTGATGTGACCGCTGCGGTGTTGATACCCACGCTGCTGGTGGTCACGGTGATGGCACCGAGGGTTGAGGCACTGCCGACAATCGTGATGTTCGATGCTGTGACAGCACCCGATACAGTTAAGCCACCCGTGACTGTCGCGCCGGTCGAGGTAAACGCTACAGCGCCGATAGTCGATGCCGAGCCGGTGGCTGTAATGTCAGCGACCGTAATCGTGCTGGCACTGATGTTGCCGTTGACGGTCAAGCTGCTGGCAGTCACAGAGCCGGTCACAGTGAGGTTGCCCGTGACCGTGGCGGCGGTAGACGTGAAAGCTACAGCACCGATTGTTGATGCGCTGCCGGTTGCAGTGATGTCAGTGACCGTGATCGTATCGGCAGAGATGTTGCCGCTGACCGTCAGCGTGGATGCCGTGACATCTGTGAAGTTAGCTTTTTGCGCTAGTAGAGCCAACGTGCCGCTAGTAGCTGGTAAAGTGACTGTGATGTTGCCACTGTAGTTCGCATGGGGCTGTGCTTGCAGTCGGCTATAGTGAAGGTTGTTAACCTCACAGTACATGTCGATGTAGCCGGGCGATCCGCTGTCAGATCGGATTGTGATGGAGCCACCAGACAGCGACAGAGTGCCGATCCCCGTCATGTTATTGCTCGAATCGACGGTGATGGTAGTCGGCTCTAAAAACAGGGTGTTAGAGGTGGTCGACACCGTTTTCATCACCGTGCCAGCAGTCACAGTTGTGCTAGTCAGAGAGCTAAACACGTTGCCCGTGCCGGCGCCGGATGGCAAGGAGCCGACATCGCCTTTGTCACCGGAGAGCATGATATCGACAAGTAAGCTATCGCCGGAAGCAAATGGCGCGGCAGATGAAGCACCTTTGTTCGACACCGTTAGTTTTTGATAACCGGATGCATTGGTGACAGCAGTGACGCTGTATTGAGCAAAGATCTCAGGGAATGTTGCCTTACGCAACGTAACGGTGCCAAGGATAGAGGACGGGTTGTTACCACCAGACAACAAAGAGATAAACTGCGTCATATCAGCAGACGACAGCGAGTCTACATTGTCGATGAAGATCGTCGTTGTGCCTGTAGAACTGGCGTTGTTTAGTGCGATGTTACCGTTGCCTGGATCAGCGTCAGATGTACTGCTAGTAAATTTGTAGCTTA